GCGTCCATATCGAGACCAGCCTTCTCGACTGCTTCCTCGGCGATCTCAGCCTTCTCGGCTTCATCCTTCGGAGTGGAGTTACCCTTCTCGAGTTCGGCGTAGGCTTTCGCCATGTCCTCTACGGTGGCAAACTTCTCTGGAAGCCACTCAGGGCGTTCCGGCGCAGTCTCTTCACCCTCGAGCTTGGGTTCAACCTTGGTAGCTTCCGCAGCCTTGGCGTCCTGTGCCGCCGCTTCATCTTCAAGCGACGGACTTTTGTTTTCAGTTTGGATGGTTACAGCATCAGCCATAGATGTTTATCCTTGAGTGGAGGCACCTGCCACCATGGCGGCACCCTCTTTTGCGATTGCAGGAACGGCCCCTTTGACCATGTCCATCGTTTGGGCTTGCTGTTGTTGAGCCTCGGCGGCAGCAGTTTCTTGCTTCTTCTGGTCCTCGGACTTGATGAGGCCGTCTAGGTCAATACCGAGTGCGGTGCCGATGCGTGTGATGTAATCACCCACGTTCATGTGCGTCTGCAGGACTTCTGGACCCAGAGGCATGAGAGCCTTTAGGAAGAGGTCGTACTTCGACAGATCGTGGCCACGTCCGAGGGCTTCGAGGCCTGTGACGATGGTTGGCTTGGCGACACCTTTAGGCAACGCAGGGAGCTTCTTGGACTTAGTCAGGCGGTCAATAACGCGCAGGACGTAGGGGAGTTGATATTCCTGAGACAGGATCGAATAGACGCCACCTAGGGCATCTTCAAGTTCACCGGCCATAAACCGGACTTCCTCTGCAGTGACCCGTTCACCATTCCGTTGCACTGCGCTATTCATTAGGAATGCGTAAGCAAGGCGTTCAGTGATCGTCTGGATTTGCTGTTGAGCGACGGACATGTCAGCTTGCTTATTGACCTGCAGTGTTTGCACATCGTCAGCTTGACCCGCCACAGCAGCACCATTCTCGGCTGTCATGACGTCCTTAGCTCGTGTGACACCATTCGGACGCACGAGGAAGACAACACGGGCAGCGGCTGCAGAACCTTCCAAGAGTGCCTTCGAGAGGCCTTCAAGGGAGATCATGTCGCCGAGGTATTCCTCGACGTAGCCTCGCCCATAATCCTCGCCATCAACCCTAGTCCAACGCAAAGCGAGGATGGGTGACTTCTCCTTAGGCCATGAGCCTTCGGAACCGGGGACGAGGATACCATCGATCTCTTGATACGATTTCATCTTGTCACCAACGAGGTGGAACTTGGTGTGCAACTTGACGGTTGCTTTTGGATCGACTTTGACCTCAGCGCCTGTTTCGGCAGCGGACACGAGTTCCTTGAGGTCGTCTGGAAGTGAGATGAAAGCCATCTCTTCTTCGATGATGGTCTCCAGCATCTGGCCCATAGGATCACGTACAGTGACGTATCGCGACAATGGGAATACCCGAGTGCCCCCATCCTTTGGGAGATAGAGCAGGACGTTGCCACCTACGATCAGGTGCTTGAGAGCCTCGAAGTGAGCCGACCGATCACCACTGTCCTCGATGGACTGCATGACAGATCGCTCATACTTACCGAGGGCCTGATCTACCTTCGCACGGGCACCCTCCTCTTGACCGATTTCCTCAGCGGTGAAGTCATCGACTTTCATTGCGAAGAACGGGGAGTTAGGCGGGAACAGAGAGAGCAGCAGCTTGGAGGCGAGGTTATTCACACCACGCGCACCCACGCCTTGGTAGGGTGTTGGGAAGTTGCTGTTCTTGCCTGAGCCACTTGCAGGGATCAGTGTTGGGATTGTGAGCGTGGAGCATTGACGCGCTCGTGTCAGGTAGACCTCACGTTCAACCGCCAGTAGCTCATAACGAGCCTGACAGGTTCCTTGATTAGACATGGGCTACCTCCGAGGGTTATACGCCAGTTTTCTTTGGGATACCGCCGAGCTTGTTTGTGCGGGCTACGGCTGGGGCGTTGCCGCCGATCTTGTACTTGCTCAGACCGTTCCGCTTACGGGATTGGCTGTTCTCGCTGCCTGCTGATTTCGGAGCGAGCTGCTCGAGGACAGGTGGAGGGGCAGGAGGCGGGGGTGGTGCTTTGATGTCTGGTGCTGAACACATGGGTTAGTTTCCTTCGAGGATGTTTTGAGATTGCTCTTCGAGGATGCTGCGTAGATGCCGCACCAAGTCGGCCTTACCGGCATTGAACCAGATTTGACGTTCAGGAGTTGAGAGCGAGGGTGATTGGTCCGGGCAGATGTTCTCGAGGTATTCCACGAGGTCATTTGATACATGAGGCAGTCCTGCCATACGCTACTCCTTAAGATAACTTAGGAATACGTTTGGTATTTCCTTCTTCATGGGGTCCCTAATTGCCGAAAAAATGACCACCCCGAAGGGCGGCCACTGTAAGTGTTTGTTATTACTCACAAGATCGGATTAGTTGTCCTGTGTTTTCGTCGTACTTGAGTTCACAAGCACCACCCTCATCAGGGACGCTCTCTTCTGCTTTCACAGAGATCACGGAACCTGTGATATCGTTGGGTCGATACGTTGTGCAGCCCTTGCATCCCGTCTTCCATGCCGTCCGATAAACCTCTTTGAAGTCTTCGAAACTGATGTCCTCGGGGACGTTGATGGTCTTCGAGATACTGCTATCGATCCAACGTTGAGCCGCTGCCTGCATCTTAATGTGCTGGTTAGGGGTCAGTGTTTGGGCAGTGACGAAGCTGTCAGGGAAGGGGGCATCTGGGTAGCGTTCCCGCCACTTACGCGCAGCATAGTCCTGCACGAGTTCAACGCGGTGGCTCCCATCCTTCTGCAACACCTTACGCTCATACTCGAGAGCGAAGATTGGCTCGATGCCCGAGGACACGTTACCTGCGTAGAGACTGATGGTCCCTGTTGGTGCGATGGAGGTTAGCAGGGCGTTACGGATACCATGCTTACGGATACCATCGTGGATGAAGTCAGGCATTTGCTGCATGTTGTGACCCGCAAGATACCGTGGGATATCCAGAGCAGGGAAGCTGCCCTTCTCTTCGGCGAGATCAATGGATGCCTGATACGCAGAGATCGCAATCTCTTGCATAAGGTCGTCCATCCAGTCCGCAGCCTCATCGGAGCCGTACTTGAGGCCACCCAGAGCCAACACTGAGCCAACACCGGTTACCCCTAGTCCGATCCGACGCTTTTCCTTTGCTTCACGCTCCTGTTCAGGGAGAGGGAAACGAGAGACATCCACGACGTTGTCCATCATCCGCACAGCGGTACGCACGGTTGCTCTGAGTTTCTTCATGTCGAGCTTGAAGGAGCGGTCAAGGAGTGCGCAGAGGTTGATGGAGCCAAGGAGACATGCACCGTATGGAGGCAAGGGCTGCTCCCCACATGGATTGGTGGCGGCGATGGTCTCGATGTAGTTCAGGTTGTTCATCTTGTTGATGCGGTCGATGAACAAGACGCCGGGTTCTGCGAAGGCGTAGGTGGACATCATGATCTTGTCCCAGAGTACCCTAGCCTGCATGGTGCGATACACCTTGCCGTTGAACACGAGGTCGAAGCTGTCGTTCTCTTCCACGGCTTTCATGAACTTGTCCGTACACATGACAGAGAGGTTGAAGTGCCGTAGGCGAGTGGCGTCCCTCTTTGCTTCGATGAAGTCCACGATGTCTGGGTGATCACAGCGCATGGTTGCCATCATGGCACCCCGACGTGAACCTGCAGACATGATCGTCTTACACATGGCGTTCCATACATCCATGAAGGTGAGAGGACCTGAGGCATCCGCAGCGACACCCTTAACCTCAGCGCCTTTGGGACGCAGGGTAGAGAAGTCGTAACCGATCCCGCCCCCTTGCTGCATGGTTTGTGCGGCCTCCTTGAGCATATCAAAGATGGACCCGAGATCGTCTGGGATCGTACCCATGACGAAGCAGTTGAAGAGGGTTACGTTGCGGGATGTGCCTGCCCCCGCAGTGATGCGCCCTGCTGGGATGAACTTGAAGTCTGCCAGAGCGTCATAGAACTCTGACCGGATTTGGTCACGAACCTGTTCAGCTTCGACGGAGGCCAGAGAGGTAGCAATGCGATCCCATGTGTCTTCTACGGTGATATCGATAGGCGTACCGTCGAACTCTTTCATCCGGTATTTGTCGTTCCAGATTTGCTCTGCGATGGGAGTGCGAAACTTGTTATGCATGGTATTCCTTAATGGGTGAGAGCCTTCCAACTCACTGGAAAGAGAGGCTCAATGATTGTTCCGATTTGATGGGCGATGTCCTGACACTCGCGCTGGGCGTGACTGTCGGTGCGCTGGACGAACACGTTGGCGAAGGAGTAGAGGTTACCCGTCCAGTACCATTCGGTGTACATGGACTGAGGGAGAACCATGCGGGCCTGCTCTGGGCAGACGCCTTCATCTAGTAGTTCTTGGTAGGTTTCTGCTTGGTACTCAAATAGCTTCCAAGGTGTGACGCGGGTGTAGGCAGCTTCGGTGCTGGACCCCTGCTTCACGTTATCCGCTGCTTTCCTAAATTGATCAGGTACATAGAACTCAGGGGTATCCGAGACGTACCTACGAGACACCTCATTCCACACCATGCCCACCTGATGTTTCCCGAGTTGCCTCGCGATGAATATAGGTGCCTTCATGTGGAGGGTGAT